CCGGACTGCCCTGCAAGGCTGAACCGGCCACTGACCTTTGAGGGCGCGCAGGTCTGGGACCTGGCGCAGCGCCTCGGCGGCCAGCTGCGCATCCTGCCCGGCGCGGTGATCGGCTGGGACATGGGCGCAGCGCTCAGCCTCGGCCGGGCGCTGGGCGTCCCGCCCCTGGCCATGGCCGAATTCCTGCCCGCCATCGAGGCGGTGATGGTGCGCCGCCTGAACGAAACCCTCGCCGCCGAGCGCGGCTGACCCTTCCACGAGGCAATCCCCATGGCCGAGAAGCGTGTATCCGTCCGCCTTGCGGCGGTGGGCGGCCGGCAGTTGCGTGCCGAACTGGAGGGTGTCGGCGAGGCCGGGGCCCGAGGCTTTGGCCGCCTGTCGCGCGAGATGGAGCTGGCCAACACCCGGCTCGCCGCCTTCGCGCGGCGCGCGCGGATCGCGGCCGCTGCGGCGGCGGGGGCGCTCGCGGCGGCGGCCACGGCGATGATCCGCTCGGGGCTATCAACTGTGGATGCGCAGGCCAAGCTCGCGGCCTCGCTCGACACGACGGTGGAGAGCATCCAGGTCCTCGAGCGCGCGGGCGATCTGGCGGGCGTGTCCATGGGACAGGTGGAACAGGCGACGGCGCAGCTGACGCGGCGGCTGAGTCAGGCCGCCGCCGGGGCGGGTCCGGCTACCGAAGCCCTGCGGCGTCTGCGGCTGTCGGCGGGAGAGCTGCAGGCCCTGCCGCTCGACCAACGCATCGCGCTGATCCAGGACCGGCTCGCGGAATTCGTGCCCGAGGCCGAGCGCGCGGCAGTCGCCTCGCAGCTCTTCGGAGACCGGGCGGCGCTCGTGTTCACGCGGATCGACACCGCCACGCTGCGGCAGGCTACGCAGGACGTGCGCGACTTCGGGGTGGTGGTCTCTGATCAGGACGCGCGCCAGATCGAACGGACCAATGACGCGATCTCGCGCCTCGGTCTGATCTGGCGCGGTCTGTCGAACCAGCTCGCGGTCGCCGCCGCCCCCGCGCTGGAAGCTGTCGCCAACGCCATGGCGGCGGTCGCGCGCACGACCGGGCCGCTCGGCATCGCGATCCGGACCCTGTTCGACAACCTCGGGCGGCTGGTCAGCATCGCGGGCACCTTCGCCGCCCTCATGGCCGGGCGCTGGGTTGCCGGGCTCGCGGCGGCCGCACTCTCGGTGCGGGGACTGGCCACGGCGCTCGTGGTCCTGCGCGGCGCGCTGATCCGCACCGGGATTGGTGCCCTGATCGTCGGCGCGGGGGAACTGGTCTATCAGTTCTCGCGCCTCGTCACGGGTGCGGGCGGCTTCGGCAACGCGCTGGAACTGATGGGCAATGTCGCCCGCGCGGTCTGGGACGGCATCAAGACCACCATGGGCTCGCTGGTCGACGATTTCCGGGCGTTGCGGGCGGATATCGAAAGCATCTGGACCCGCCTGATGGCCTTTCTCGCGGGGAAATGGGCCGATTTCCTCGGGATGATCGGCCCTACCTTCAACGCCGTGGCCGACCGGATCGGGGCGGACTTCCAGATCGACTGGTTCGGGGCGCAGTCCTGGGCCTCCATGCTCGACCACGCCGCCAGCAACGCGGGCACCATGGCCGAACGCTTCCGCCAGCGGGCGGCGGATACGCGCGCGGGGGCCTTCGACGGCGTGCGCGAGGCCGTCACCGCGCTGGTCGAGGCGGTGCGCGGCTCGGGCGAGGAAACCGAGGGCGCGCTGGACGCTGCTGCCGCTGGAGCCCGACGCGTGGCGGAGGCTCTGGACGAGGCGGAAACCTCGGCGGGCCGCGCGGGCGCTGCCGGGCGCGAGGCCGGAATCCAGACTGCCACCGGTGCCGAGGAAGCCGTGACCGGATGGCAAGCGGTCACTGCCGCGCTCGCCGACTATGCCGCAAGGGCCCGCGAGATCGGCGCCGATATCGGCCAGGCGCTGGTGGGCGCGTTTGGGGCGGCCGAGACTGCGGTTGCGGACTTCGTGCGCAAGGGCAAGCTCGACTTCCGGGATCTCGTGACCTCGATGATCGCCGATCTGGCGCGGCTCGCCGCGCGGCGCTTCATCCTCGGCCCGCTGGCGGGGCTGCTCGCGGGCGTCCTTGGCGGCGCGGGCGGCATGTTTGCCTCGGTTATGCACGCGGGCGGCGTGGTGGGCGCGTCCGGTCCCGGCCGGATGGTCCCTGCGCTGGCCTTCGCGGGTGCCCCGCGGATGCATTCCGGCGGCTGGGTTGGCCTCAAGCCGGACGAGGTGCCTGCCATCCTGCAGCGTGGCGAGCGGGTGCTCTCGCGCCGCGAAGCCGTCGGATATGGCGGTCGCGGCAGCGCGCCGAGCGTCAACGTCACCATCATGACCCGCGACGCCGAGAGCTTCCGCCAGTCCCGCACGCAAGTTGCCGCCGACATCGCCCGCGCGGTGTCGACGGGCCGACGCGGTCTTTGAGGATCCTGAGCATGGCGTTTCACGAGGTCCGGTTTCCGGACGCGATCAGCCGTGGCGCGCGCGGCGGGCCGGAACGGCGCACGCAGGTGGTGGAACTGGCGAGCGGCGACGAGGAGCGCAACGCCAGTTGGGCCAACTCCCGCCGCCGCTACGATGTCGCCTACGGCATCCGTCGCGCCGACGATCTGGCAGCGGTCGTGGCCTTCTTCGAGGCGCGCAACGGGCGCCTCCACGGCTTCCGCTTCAAGGACTGGGGCGACCACAAGTCCTGCCTGCCCTCGGGCACACCTTCGCCCCTGGACCAGCCGCTCGGCACCGGCGACGGGGTCAGGACCGCCTTTCCGCTGCTGAAGCGCTACGCCTCGGGTGGTCAATCCTGGACGCGCGCGATCACTAAACCTGTCGCGGGAACCGTCCGCGTGGCCCTCGGCGGCACCGAGCAGATCTCGGGCTGGTCCGTCGACACCACGACCGGCGTCGTCACCTTCGGCGCGGCCCCCGGCGCGGGCGTCCCCGTCACCGCGGGCTTCGAGTTCGACACCCCCGTCCGCTTCGACACCGACACGCTCGACGTGACGCTCGACCTCGAACGGCTGGGCTCCATCGCCTCCATTCCGCTTCTGGAGATCCGCAGATGAACGACAGCGGCAGCTTCATTCTTGGCGTGCTGCGCGATGTCGCGACCTCGGCGGCGGTCATCCTCGCCGCCTGGGGCGCGCTCGGCGGGGCGACGAACGCGCTGACCACCAAGATGCGCCTGCGCGATGCGATCCGGCACATCCTGCTCGGCGGTCTGATCGCGGCAGGGATGGGCAGCCTCTCGATGGCCATCGTCGCCCGCTGGCTCGACCTGCCGCCCGAGACGGTGGCGGCGGGCGGGGCCGCGGGCTCGGCCGCCTATCTCGTCGGTGTCTTCGGCCCGGCCTTCATCGAGGTCGCGCTCGCCCGCCTGCGCGGGCCCAGCGGGGGCAAGGACGATGCCTGAGCTCCTGCGTCTCGCGCGCCTGCTCCGCTGCGACAGCCCCAGCCCCGGGCACCGCTTCGCCCACCGCCTCCGCGTCGGCCTCGTCGTCGCGGGGCTGATCCTTCTCCTCTCGCTCCTGAGGTGATCCCATGCAGACGACGACCCGGACCACGGATCGCGGCCAGCTGGCCCTGATCCGGCACGAGGGCATCGTGCCCGGCCCCTATCTCGACGTGAAAAATGTCTGGACCTTCGGCATCGGCCACACGGCCGAGGCCGGACCGCCCGATCCAGCGCAGATGCCACGCGGCATGCCGGCCGACGTCGAGACCGGGATCCGCGAGTCCTTCCGGCTGTTCCGGTCGGACCTCGCCGCCTACGAGGCCGAGGTGCGCCGGGCGGTGAAGGTGACGCTCACGCCGCACGAGTTCGATGCGCTGGTGAGCTTCCACTACAACACCGGCGGCATCGCCAAGGCTGCGCTGACCCGGCATCTCAACGCGGGCGACCGTCAGGCGGCGGCCGAGGCCTTCCTGAACTGGCGCCGCCCCACGTCGATCATCCCGCGACGCGAGTCCGAGCGCGATCTCTTCCGCCACGGCCGCTATCCGGGTGGATCGATCCCCGTCTGGTCGGTCGACCGGAACGGCCGCGTCGATTTCTCCCGCCCGATCCGCCGTCTGAGCGAGACCGAGGCGCTGGCCTTCATGCGCCCGCAAGCCCCGCCTGTGGCGCCCCTCGCACCCCCTCAGCCCGCACCCCCGGCCAGCTGGCTCGCCCGGCTGGCCGCCGTCTTCGCCAACCTCACCCGGAGGGCCTGATCCCATGCGCTATATTCGTCCCCGCTCCCTGACCTGGTGGGCTGGCCTCATGGCCGTCGCCACCGGCACCGCCAACCTGGCGCTGCCCGCGACCGGCCCGCTCGCCGAGATCGCCCGACTGGTCACGCTGCTCGCAGGCTCCGGCGACGCCTCCCCGGCCGCGCTGATCGCGCTCGGCCTCGGCCTGATCGGCCTGCGCGACCGGCTTGAGCGCGGGTTCCACGGCCGTGATTGAGTTCCTCATCGGGATGGTCCTCGGCGGGATCATCGGCGTGATGGTCGTCGCGCTCTGCGTGGCAGCGTCGCGGAGGGATGGGACATGAAGACCCTGCCTCCTGCGCTTCAAGCCCATCTCGACGACGGGACGACGACGCTGGCGTGGTGCTGGCGCATCACGCGGGGCGATGGCATCAGCTTCGGCTTTACCGACCACGACCGGACGCTCAGCTTCGAAGGCACTGACTTCGAGCCCGAGAGCGGCTTCACGGCCTCGGAGGTTCGTGCGGGCTCGGACCTGTCGGTCGATGCGCAGGATGCCGAGGGCGTGCTGTCGTCGGACCGCATCACCGAGACCGACATCCTCGACGGGCGCTGGGACAATGCGGAGGTCGAGCTCTGGCGCGTGAACTGGTCGGCCCCGGCGCAGCGCGTACTCCTTCGGCGCGGGGCCATCGGCCAGATCCGGCGCGGGCGGCTGGCCTTCGTGGCCGAGGTTCGCAGCCTTTCGCATGTGCTGGCTCAGACCGTCGGTCGGACGTTCCAGGCGGGCTGCGACGCCGCGCTGGGTGATGCGCGCTGCGGGGTGAACCTGCAGGCGGCGGCGTTCCGGGGCACGGGCACAGTCACCGACCTGCTGCGGGACCGGGCCTTCACGGCCTCGGGGCTCGGTAGCTTCGCGGCGGGCTGGTTCACGCATGGCACGGTCGAATGGGCCTCCGGCGCCAATACCGGGCGGCGGGCGGAGGTGCTGTCGCATGATGTGGTCGATGGGCTGGCGATCCTGACACTGCTTGAGACTCCGGTGCGCCCTGTCGGTGAGGGCGACAGCTTCCTTGCCCGCGCGGGCTGCGACAAGCGGCTGGCCACCTGCAGCACGAAGTTTGGCAATGTCTCGAACTTCCGGGGCTTCCCGCATATCCCGGGCCAGGACACGATCCTGCGCTACGCCTCGCGCGATGGCCGCCATGACGGGGCGGTGCTGTGACAGCACCACGCGCCGTAGCCGATCCGGCGCTTGTCATTGCGGTGGCGCGCAACTGGCTCGGGACGCCCTACCACGACCAGGCCAGCCTGAAGGGCGTGGGCTGCGACTGCCTCGGCCTCGCACGCGGGGTCTGGCGGGAGGTGGTCGGCCCCGAGCCTTTCCCCATCCCGCCCTACAGCCGGGACTGGGGTGAGACCGGGCCACGCGAGGTTCTGGCAGAGGGTGCGCGCGCCATGATGATCGAGGTGGCGTCCACTGATGCCCCGCCCGGCGCGCTGGTCCTGTTCCGGATGATGCCGCGCGCCATCGCCAAGCATGTCGGGATCCTGACCGGTCCCGACCGCTTCCTCCATGCCTATGAGCGGCTCGGCGTGATCGAGGAACCGCTCACCCCCACCTGGCAACGGCGCATCGCCTTCGCCTTCCTGTTCCCCTCCGGAGACTGATCGCAGCCATGGCCACCCTCGTTCTCGGCGTCGTCGGCTCCAGCATCGGCATGGGCTTCGGCGGCGCGATCCTCGGCCTCTCGGGCGCGGCCATCGGCGGGCTGATCGGCTCGACCGTGGGGTCAGTCATCGACAGCTGGATCATCTCCTCGCTCGCGCCCACCCAGCGCATCGAGGGCGCGCGGCTTGAGAGCCTGCGCATCACTTCGTCCAGCGAAGGTACCGTGATCCCGCGCCTCTACGGGCGCATGCGGATCGGCGGCAACATCGTCTGGGCCACGGACTTCCGCGAGGAGACGCGCACCACCACCCAGCGAGGCGGCGGCAAGGGTGGCGGCGGCGGCAAGGTCCGGACGACGGAGTATCTCTACTATGCGTCGTTCGCCGTGGCGCTCTGCGAGGGACCGATCACGGGGATCGGGCGCATCTGGGCCGACGGCAAACCGCTCGACATGAGCGGCATCACGATGCGCTGGTACCCGGGCGACGAGGCGCAAGCGCCGGACCCGTTCATCGCGGTGAAGATGGGCGCAGGCAGCACGCCTGCCTATCGCGGCACCGCCTATGTCGTGTTCGAAGACCTGCCGCTCGGCGATTTCGGCAACCGCATCCCGCAGCTTTCCTTCGAGGTGTTCCGCCCGCTCGCCGATCCCGACACCGCCGAGGGACTGACCCGCGCCGTCACCATGATCCCGGCCTCGGGCGAGTTCACCTACGCCACGCAGGCGATCCGCAAGACCACAGGAGGTGCCTTCGGCGGCACGAGCGGCGGCACCACCACGGCCGAGAACCTGAACGCGCTGCCCGACACCGCCGACATGGTGGTGGCGCTGGATCGGCTGCAGGCCATGGCGCCGGCGGTCGAGAGTGTCAGCCTCGTCGTCGCCTGGTTCGGCACCGATTTGCGCGCGGGCAATTGCGCGATCAAACCGGGCGTCGAGGTGGCAGCAAAAGCCACGACCCCGCGGGTGTGGTCGGTCAATGGCGTCGGCCGCACCGCCGCGCATCTCGTGAGCCGGGACAGCGAGGACCGGCCCGTCTATGGCGGCACGCCCTCCGATTTCGCGGTGGTGCAGGCGATCCAGGAGATGAAGGCGCGCGGGCTCCGCGTGACCTTCTATCCCTTCATCCTGATGGATGTCCCGCCCGGCAACAGCCTGCCGAACCCCTACAGCGACAACGTTGCCCAGACGGGCCAGCCCGTGTTCCCATGGCGCGGGCGCATCACCTGCTCTCCGGCAGCAGGGTTCGCAGGCACGGTCGACAAGACCGCCACGGCCGCCACGCAGGCCTCGAGCTTCTTCGGCAGCGCGACCCCCGCCAACTTCTCTGTCTCGGGCGAGAGCGTCAGCTGGACTGGCCCAGCCGGTGACTGGGGCCTGCGCCGGATGATCCTGCACTACGCCCATCTCTGCGCCGCGGCCGGGGGTGTCGATGCCTTCCTGATCGGCTCCGAGATGCGCGGGCTGACCACCATCCGCTCGGGCACGTCCACCTATCCCGCCGTGCAGGCGTTTCGGGACCTGGCCGCCGCCGTGCGCGCGATCCTCGGCCCCACGACGAAGATCAGCTACGCCGCCGACTGGTCGGAGTATTTCGGCCACCAGCCGGGCGACGGCAGCAATGACGTGTTCTTCCATCTCGACCCGCTCTGGGCCGACGCCAACACCGACTTCATCGCCATCGACAACTACATGCCGCTGTCCGACTGGCGCGACGGCTATGAACACCTCGACGCACAGGCGGGTTGGCCCGCGATCCATGACCGGGGCTACCTGCAGGCGAACATCGCGGGCGGGGAAGGCTTCGACTGGTTCTATGCCTCGGAGGGGGACCGGTCGGCGCAGGTGCGTACGCCGATCAGCGATGGCAGCGCAGGCAAGCCGTGGGTGTTCCGCTACAAGGATCTCCGCGCCTGGTGGTCCGAGCCGCATTTCAACCGTCCGGGCGGGGTGGAAAGCGGCACGCCCACCGCATGGGTGCCGCAGTCGAAGCCCTTCTGGTTCACCGAGCTCGGCTGCCCCGCCATCGACCGGGGCACCAACCAGCCGAACGTCTTCTTCGACCCGAAGTCGTCCGAGAGCTTCACCCCGTACTTCTCCCGCGGCTGGCGCGACGACGCCATCCAGCGCGCCTATCTGGAGGCGACCTATCTCTGGTGGGGCGAGGCCGCGAACAACCCGCTGTCCCCGGTCTACGGCGGCCGGATGGTCCATGTCCCCGAATGCGCCGCCTGGACCTGGGACGCGCGGCCCTATCCGTTCTTCCCGGCGCTGACCGGCGTCTGGACCGATGGTCCCAACTGGCGCCTCGGCCACTGGCTGACCGGCCGGCTCGGGGCGGTCTCGCTCGCGGCCCTCGTCCGGCACCTCTGCCTGCGCGCCGGGATGCCGGCTCAGCGCATCGACGTCACCGGCCTCTGGGGGGCAGTCGAGGGCTATGTCATCGGCGCGCTGGAGTCCCCGCGCGCGTCCATCACCACGCTCGCGCGGCATTTCGGCTTCGATGCCGTCGAGACCGGCGGAGTGATCCGCTTCGTGATGCGCGGACGGGCTGCGGTGGCCGAGATCGGCTCTGATGACCTCGTCGCCGCCCCCGATCCCCGCGCCGAAGGGCTGGAGCTGACCCGCGCGCAGGAAACGGAACTGCCCCAGGCGCTGAAGTGGCAACTGGCCCGTGCCGACGAGGATTACGATGCGGCACAGGTCGAGGCGCAGCGCATCACCGTGTCCGCGAGCCGCATCGCCTCCGAGGCCTTCCCCATGGCGGTCGCGCCCGAGGAAGCCGAGCGCCGCTGCCGCCGCGCGCTGATGGAAGCCTGGATCGGGCGCGAGACCGCCAGCTTCCGCCTGCCGCCCTCGCGCCTGGCGCTGGACCCGGCCGATGTGATCCGGCTTGCCCACGACGGCCGCAGCCTCGACTTCCGGCTGCTGTCGAGCGCCGACGCCGAGGCGCGCGGGATCGAGGCGATCCGACAGGACCGCGCGGCCTATGACCTGCCGCCCGGCGATCCGCGACCTGCCACGCTCGCGCGCCCGCTGGTGCTGGCGGCCCCCGAGGTCGCCTTCCTCGACCTGCCGCAGCTGACCGAGGACCAGCCAGCCCACCGGCCCTTCCTCGCCGCCCATGCGCGCCCCTGGCCGGGCGAGCTTGCCGTCTTCCGCAGCCCCGGCAGCGACGGGTTCGAACTGCTGACCACAGTGCCCGCCCGCGCCCGCATGGGCGCACTGGCTTTCGATCTCTGGCCCGGCCCGGTCTCGCGCTTCGATCTCGGCAATGCCCTGACGCTCGACCTCTTCACCGGCTCGCTCGAAAGCGTCACCGATCTGGCCCTGTTCGGCGGGGCCAATGCGCTGGCGGTCGAGATCGCGCCCGGCGTCTGGGAAATCGTCCAGGCAGGCACGGCTGAGCTGATCGCGCCGGGACGGTACAGCCTGACCCGGCTCCTGCGGGGCCAGCGCGGGACGGAAGGGGCGATGGGCAATCCGGCTCCCGCCGGCGCGCGGGTCGTGGTGCTCGACAGCACGCTTGCGCCGCTGCCGATCGCGCTGGGCGACATCGGACTGCCTTGGAACTGGCGCGTCGGCCCGGCGACCCGACCGCCCTCGGACGAGACCTATGTGGCGAAGGCCTTCACACCTGCTGGCACCGGCCTGCGGCCCTTCGCGCCGGTCCATGTCGAACAGCCCTGGCGGCGGGCGCGGAGCCCCGGCGATCTCACGATCCGGTGGACCCGCCGCTCCCGCGCGCTCGAGGCCGATGCCTGGGAACAGGTTGAGGTGCCGCTTGGGGAAGAGGTCGAGGGCTACGAGGTCGAGATCCGAGACGGGGCGGCGGTAAAGCGGGTGCTGACCAGCGGCACGACCTCCGTTCTCTACACAGCCGCCCAGCAGACAACCGACTGGGGCTCACCGCTCGGCCCCGGCGACACGCTCGCGCTCCGCATCTTCCAGCTCTCCACCCGCCTCGGGCGCGGGGCACCGGCCAGCGTCACGCTGCAGTTCTGATCAGAGCCTTCGGGGATCCCCATGTCCGACACCACCACCCATCTCCTGCTGCCTTACATCCTGGCGGCGCAGGCCCAGAAGCACGTCACCCACAACGAGGCGCTGCGGCTGCTCGATGCCATGGTGCAGCTGGCCGTGCTGGACCGCACGCGCACCGCGCCGCCCGCAAGCCCTGCCGACGGCGATCGCTACATTGTCGGCTCGGGCGCGACCGGCGACTGGGCGGGCTGGGACCTGAACGTGGCGCTCTGGACGGACGGCGCCTGGCTGCGTCTGCCGCCGCGGATCGGCTGGCGCGCGTGGGTCGAGGACGAGGGGCTGCTGCTGGTCTATGACGGCGCAGGCTGGATCGGGACCACCCCGGACGTGCTGCAGAACATGGCGCTGCTCGGGGTCGGCACGACGGCCGATGCGTCGAACCCGTTCTCGGCCAAGCTCAACGCAGCACTCTGGACCGCGAGGACCGTGGCCGAGGGCGGCACCGGCGATCTGTTCTACACCATGAACAAGGAGGCCGCGGGCGACGACCTCGGTCTCACGCTGCAGACCGGCTTCGTCACCAAGGCGCTGGTGGGGCTCTTCGGCTCCGACCGCTTCCGCCTCGCGGTCTCCGCCGACGGCAGCACCTTCTTCGACGGGCTCAGCGTCGACAACGCCACCGGCATCGTCGATCAGCCCCGGCTGCCGCGGTTCAAGGCCTACACCAACTACGACAACTATGTCGGCGTCGGGACCTGGACGAAGATCGGCCTGAATAACACCGACTATAACGATCAGGGCGCTTTCGACGCCGCGAACAACCACTTCGTGGCGCCCGTCGACGGCACCTACCTCTTCGGTGCGACGCTGCTCTACAAGATCAACGCCAGCGCCACGGCCCGTATGCGCGGGCGGCTGGTGCTGAACGGCGCGACCGAAATCCGCGGCTCCCTCGGCGAAATCTCCGCCACCCACGTCTCGCTCGCGACTGCGATCTGGCTGCAGACCATGGTGCCGCTCACAGCGGGCGATACCGTCGAGCTGCAGGGGTATTTCCGGGTCGCGGACGGCTACTTCGCCGCCGATCACACGTCCTTCTGGGGCTGCAAGGTCGGCTGAGCGCAACATCCGGACCGAGGTCCGGCTCAGGAGGGCTGCTAAACTTCCGCGCCGATTTCTATCTGATCTTCGTCAGACAGCAGCCAGGTCGACAGCAGTTCGGCCGAAGCGGCAACTTGATCCGGCTTCCGCAGTGCGCATTCCCACACCGTTGCCACGCGCCATCCACCGTCCAGAAGCGTCGTACGAACGGTGCGGTCCCGAGCTACGTTCGCGTCGAACTTTGCACGCCAGAACTCCGGCCGGGTTGCCGGGACGGTCGCGTAGCGGCACCCCTTATGTCGATGCCAGAAGCAACCATGCACGAACACCACGGCGCGGTGCTTCGGAAGGACAAGGTCCGGTCGACCGTGAACCTTGCCGGAATGAAGCCGGAAGCGAAAACCGCGCGCGTGCAATGCCCGCCTGAGAGCCAGCTCGGGCTTGGTGTTCTTTCCCCTGATCCCCGACATCATCCGGGAACGGGTCTGCTGGTCCACGATATCGGTCAC